GTGAAGTTTCAGTTGGAATCAACCCCCATGGTGACGATTGGGGTGCAATGTACACACATCTAAGTGCTATTGGTCAGAATTGGATTGCTGGCGATTATGGGGCGTATGACAAACGTATGCCCTACCAAATTCTAATGGGCGTTGCGGAGGTCTTCAACAACTTCTACAACGATTCTGAAGAAAATCAAAATATTCGCCGAAATTTGATGACGTCAATGGCAAGTTCAACTCATCTCTGTGGTCAAACTCTTTATCGCATTCATCACGGTATGCCTTCAGGTGTACCTATCACAGCTGTAGGTAATTCAGTCGCAAATTCACTATTGTTTCGCATCGCTTTTCTTTCTATTGGTTACGACACGATCGGGGAGGCGCAAACTAAAATGTACTTTCGGGAATTTTCGAAATTAGTATGTTTTAAAGCGTACGGGGATGACCATCTAGCTACAGTCTCTCCCGTTATACCCTGGTTTAACATGAATACATTATCAAAATTTTTCACATCTATTGGAATTGAATACACTGACGCAACCAAACGAACTATTTCTGTCGATTATATACCAGTCAACGAAGTACAGTATCTCAAACGGAAGTTTGTTACGAGAAATTCGATTGTTTATGCTCCTCTTGATATGAATTCTATCAATGAGATGACCAATTGGATTACTGATTCGCAGCCCCACAAGGAGGCGACGTCAGTTAACTGTGAAGTTGCTCTTCTCGAAATGACGCACTATCCACGTGCTGATTGGGAAGAATTTTACCGAAAAATAATTGTGGCGTGTAACAAGTGCAACCTGAAGGCGCCAGCAATGACGTTCGAAGGAGCTTATAACACGCTTCGTAATGGAGCTTTCTCTTGTGAGTATCTAGATAGTATTGCACGACAGTTGTTTTCTGTAAGTAAAGATATTAGTACCCCTTTTCTCAAGAAAGTGGAGAAAGTATGCAATGAGGTTTCACGAGATAAAAGAAAGTTCAAAACTCAAGCTGAATTGATGTCTATATTGGAGGATGACATTCCGCACCAACAAGCATATCAGCCACCGCGTATGTTCAGACCCTATTTTGATACGGTCCACAGTCCTGCTCATTTGGGGGAGTTGTTACAACAACACCAACAGATGGCGGATGAGATCGTTCATATGGATATGACAAACGTTGTTCCTGATTTTGAAGATGTGGAGTTAAATGTTCCGATGGATGTTGACGAAAGTGAGAGTTTTCAATCCACAATTAATTATGAGCCAGAAGAGGATAGTCCACCACCTAGTAACATAGAACCGATAGTTGAGGTGTTAGTACCAGATACTGAACCAGGAGAACTAAGTTCTATGCGAAGTGTGGAGGAGTCAACTGTCTTCTCACGGTCCGCTTTTTCCGATTTTGAAAATGAATTTCCAATTTTAAAACCACTTATAGCTCGCGAAAATTTTAATTATCACCAAAGTCTAAATCTTCTTGATCCAAATCTACCTGATAATGTCCAATTGGAAGTTGTTGATATTACCAACAATGATACCGAAAATTTTGGCATTATTTTCGACACAGCTACGCTCACCACTATTTTTTTTGACGCCGAACAATACTCTGTAATGAACGCCGACTCTTTTTGTGACGCACCATATCTTCATTTACGTGAATCATATTGTAAAGATCATTCTATTAAAATAATCGTTCCAACTCATAATTCATCTACAGAAAGTTTATTTGATGAGAGGGATGAAGAGGATCTAAGTGAGGATCCATATCCCGATTATCCAAGAGTACAATCTACGTTCAAAACTTCAATTGCTTCAGAGGACGCCTTACCAGAACAAAACACTGAAGGTATTACACAATTTCTTGAAAAAGGCGAAATTATTGATATTTTACCAAAACCAACTCCAGTAGGTAAAGAATTAACTGCATTTCCAAGTCCAACTCTTCTTGATTTTATTCAACGTCCATATTTAGTCAAACAGTTCGAATGGGCTTCAACAAATAACGGTCTCATCACAGTTTTAGATTTTCCTCATCTTTTGTTTAAAGTTTCTTCGCTTTGGAATAAGTTAATCAATTTTAGTTATTTTCGCGCTGATGTTGAAGTCGAATTTAGGGTAAACGCTACATCATTTCATTACGGTAAACTCATGATTTCACACGTTCCATATCCATTCAACGCTCATATGCCATTAAATCAAGCATCTACACAAAAGAACGAATTTTACAATACATATTCTTTATCCACACGTGATCACATTTTTATTTCACCTACTTCATCTGAAACTACAAAAATCACAATTCCATATTGCATTCCACAAGGGATCTACGACTTAGTACTGTGGAATTCGACTATTGTCGATTTTAAACGGTATTTATGTAGTGGAGCTCTTTACGTAACAGTGCTCGCGCCTCTTCGCGCCAGTTCAGCTACCGTGCCAGATGTTGAGATTTCCGTTTTTGCGCGATTTAAAAATGTAGTGCTTGACGGACCAGTTCTGACACAAATCGATTACACAATTCCTGATTACACAAATCTTTCACCTTTCACTGATTTAGACGCCTTTGATGGATATGTCCAAATGAATTTAGGGTGGTTTGAAAAGAAATCCCCGACGACAGTAGATTTTCCGAGAGTTCAGGCTTCGGAGGCGGATGCGAAAGTTACCTCAGGAACGATCAATTCCGGCTCACCAGATCATCCAATTGCGGAGATCGTGAAGGCTGTGTCTACTGTGGCCCAAGTAATTGGGAATCTCGGAATAGCGGACAATCCATTAACAAGTGAACCTACATCGAAAGTTACTCGGCAGTATACTTCTTTTGTCAATTCACGCGGAGTAGATAATTCAATTAATTTACTTTGCAACCCAGTTGGGCGAATTGGCGAAGGGTATGAGTGGATGGGAGGAACCCCCGAGGAAACAAATTTCAATTCC